TGCTGATCCTGAGCCATTCAGAATTTGATTGTCAAGAGTTGTGTGCCAAGAACGAATGAGGTCTTGTGCAACAAACTGATCGATGCCTGTTCCTCTTTCAATGGCTTGTCTGCTGATGTCTTGCTGTCCAGCAATGGTGCGAACATTGATAGTCAACAGCGTGTCATCAACATCTGTCTCACTTACTGCATCGTTCTGAGTTACCTGCACAGCAGTTGACGATCCAGTCGTCATGCGGCTGATATTCAGAGTCATTCCAGATGGAGGCAAAGTGTGCTTTGATGTCGCAAAATCTGCGAACGGTCTTCCGGCGCGAGCCAAGCCAATCGCAAACTCTGTGAGATACTGAGGTATTACAAGGCCCTCAAACTGTGCCGTTCCAACATCGCGGCGCTCGATTTCCTCTTCGCGCTGATGACGAGCAAGTCTTTCTTGTGCTGCATAGTCAGACTTGAACTGTGCATTGTAAGCATCTTTGAAGAAAGAGGCATCTGACTCTGCGGAGTAAGTGCGTGCTTCCTTTGTTACTTTGAAACCGCCGACCTTTGGGGTTGCGATTTCTGCTACTGCTGCGCGAGCTTCTGCTGCCTTCTTATCGGCTGCTGCTTGTGCAGTTAGCTTCTCTATTTTCTCATCGAGTGAGCGTGATTCAGTTGCTAGAGATTCAACCTTGATGGTCTCTTCTTCTGTCAGATCGGTGCGGTTCTCGGAGGCTACTGCATCAAGAACGGCATCCATCTCTGCCTTAACTGCATCACGGCGCTCGACTACTTTGTCAAGGTATGACATTTAGTATTGCTCCTTATGATTAGGTTTTGAGGTGGTGGCCAAGATGCTCGCGGCGCTGAACGGGGTGCGAGGTTGGCTCCGACTTCCATCTGCTCTTTTGAGCAGAAACTTATTTTCTAGCTGCGACTATTGCTTTGGCGAGGCGCAATGAAATCTTGCGGTTAGATTCCTCGCTTGGCTCAGGTAGTGGGTCGATTGCGCGAAGCTCTGAGGCTTTGTGACCGACAAGGGTGTCGGTGGCAACATATCCATCGCGGAGCGCGCGATATAGGCGAATCAGAACAGCAGGGTCGCCCTCTTCTGCGGTGATTGTAAAGCTGGAGTCTGGCACATTGATACTGCCCTCACGGACAACTCGGACAATGCGACCCCTTGCTTTGCCGCCTGAGGCATCCCATTCAACGAAGTCGCCAACTCGATCCACGGCGCGTGATTTGTCGTCTTCATCATCCTCATCCATGCCATAACCTGTTCCGTATTTTCTGTCATTAAGCATTGCTTCAAACACTCCTAGCGCGCGCATGATGTGATCGTGACCCTCACTCATATCGTCGAATATGGTCTGCAAGACAGTCATCGTTGCCTCGTCAATGTCACGACCTTCTCTGATTGCTTCTATTGCTTTTTGCAGATGTTTTCTTGCTTCAACTGTCGTTGTTGGGTAGGCAGGATAAGTGACAACCGAGACATCGCCATCTGCAAGAGAAACTTCTGTCAAAATTCTGCGGGTTCTGTCATCATTCCATCGTTGCCTGATAACGCGAAAGGCAAAGGACATCTGATCTACATCGCCGCGCCTAACGAGTTCATAAACATCTCGACCCTCTTGCGTATCTGCAAGCTCTGCCTCAAAGCGCAGACCTTTATCATCCTCTTCTAGTTTGAGAGTTCCATTCTTCGTTCGAGCAACCGGCAAACCCTCGTGATTGACCAGCATTCTTACATCAGGAGTCTCGCTCAAAGTCTTGCGAAACGCACCTGGCGCGATTGTTTCCTTGAATGGAAGAGGAATGCTTGCATCGTTGAAGACTGCGGCATAGCCTGCAAGTTTCATTCCTTCGCTGTCGTTCCTAGCCTCAACATGCTTGACGGCATAAGTGCGGCGTTCGATTTTCTTTGACATTTTACTCCTTGCATCTTCCTCTGCATTAAGGGCATCAATTTTTCGCTGCGCCCAATTTTGCGCTCTGTCACTAAAATTAGAGTCACCACCCCAAATCAACCAAGCGACTAAGCCTGCGCCTGGATATTGTGGGTGAGATGAGTCTTTGTTCTTTGGCGCTTGTCCGTCAACCTTATGGCGAGCGAACCAAGGAGCCATCTTACGAACTTTATTCTCTGTGATCCGACCTGCTGCCATCTCGCGTGCTTCACGCTTTGCGCCCTCTGTCAGACCATCGCCCCCAAAACCCTCACGAACATATTTCAGCCCGCGTTCTGCATTAGCGCGAATGAACGCAGGCACAGTCAAATCAACCTGTCTGCTGCCAATCTCTCCCTGCCATTTGTTGCAGTAGTAAGCGCCATCAACATAGTCAAGCCAAAGCTCACACCAAGCCTTCGTGCCTGCCTCATTTTGTTTCTCTTCATTGTAGAAATAACAATTCCCACAAGCACGACCTTCAGGCACATCTTCTGACAGAGCTGGCCTGTAATTATCAGGCAAAGCTCTCTTGGCAACTTCGCCTCCTGGCTCAAGGCCCTCGGAAATACTGATTGCAACCATCTGATTTATAGCATCTTGTTTTGTCTTGTGACATCCGATTGTTGTGTAAGAGTCGTCTGCCTCTTGCTTGACTGTGGCATACCCATCGCAGTCACTCTGTTGCTCAGATATGTAGTAAGGCATTTTTCTCCTAAATTAGAAGCAGCGCTTCTGCATCATCGTCAACAATAGAAAATGTAATGTCGCAAAGACCATGCGAAATCATTTGTCCAAGTGCAGCATTTGCAGTCACAAGGACTTTTGTGATTTCAGTTTCTTGCGGTAGGACAGGAAAATTAGGTTGGATGAAGCGATGACTTGCGACAACGGAAGCCTCGCTTGGACTTTCAGGTTGCGTGTTGGCAGTCGCGCTCAATGCTCCTAGAGGCGCGCTCGCACTTGACAGATGAGTCACAAGCGCTGTGCTGTCGCCTGATAATCCGCCAAGAGTTGCGCTTGCGGTGACAATAATTATTGGGCCAAGGAGGTCGGTGTCGAGAACACCCTCTCCTAAAACAAATTGGGCTGGCATCCTATGAGGCCAAGGTCAGAGAGACAGTCAGCGATCCGCTTGCGATTGTGTAAGTATCACCTGCAACATAAGCATTGCCTGTGATTGTGCCACTAAAGAGAAAGTTTCCCGCAGAAGCGTTATCCCAAGCGCTGAAATGCGTTGCATCTTGTGAGCCTGATATGTTTGTCCAAGTTACTGCGGCATCACTTGTGAGCGAGCCACTTGATGCGCTTGCAAAACTTGCCTGCTTTCGCGTTGTCTCTGTTGCTGGATTGTCTGTTGCATTTGCGCCAGGCTCTCCGACATGCAGTTTGATATAAACATCGGCTGAGGAAAAAGCCGTCGCATTGCCAACGGCATCAAGGAACTTGTTTGCTAGATAGGAGCTAAGACCTGTTGCCATCACTCATCCCCTTCAATGAACTCTTCAATGACCTCGGAGATTCGACCTTCTGCATCGCGGATGACTTTCTTGCGAACCTTGCGGCGATCAATTTGATTTGTGACCTCGATAGTCGGCGCTTCTACATTGACAGTTGGTGATTCAACACGGACTTCAGGTGATTCAAGCATGACCATCGCAGGCTCGATGTTGACAGTTGGAGCAGCAACATTGACTATTGGCTCAGGCATATTTACAACAGTTCCGTTGTTGCGAGCCTCTCTGACATCATAGGCAGCAGCAGGGTCACCTGGATCAATCTGAGAAATAGGTTGTAGTTGTGAGCTTGGAACTCCTGTGTGTGCGATTGGAACCATCTCAACTGCTGCAAGCACCTCGGCAGGGTCAAATCCAACTTGCACGAGTTTGCTTACGATGTCGGCTCTCAAGTTGAGACCAACATCCTTTGCATCAGAAGCATCAATGTTTTGCAACGGCACGCGGAACTGATCGCCTGCCTCGCCTATCGGTGACAAATCCTCGACTGCTCTGACATCATTTAGCGATAAGAAACCTTCTCGCAAGCCTTTTGTGTAAGCATCATAGCGCTCGATTGTTGTGCCTCTAAGAAGTGCATCGAGATTGAACTTGATGAATCCATCAGCTTCAGGCAAAAGATTTGATAGGCTCTGTTCCAAACGCTCAAGAAGTGGTCGCAGGCTGTGCTGAACGAAGGACAAGTTCTGAGCTTCGACTGAGGCGAATGACATCGCGCCAGCGACAGGATGACCTAGTAATGAAATCGGGCATCTGAAAATTCTTCCAATTTCCTCGACTCCAAATCTGCGCGAGTCCAGGAGCTGCGCATCACTTGCATTCAGAGTCAATGGCTTAAACATCGCACCGCCTGAAAGGATGCCAATCTTGCCAGCACGATAAGGGCCGGTGTGACTGAT